TCAGGGTAAGGGTATAGGTTTTTTTGCCTTGGCGAGCTGCTCATCCAGGTAATCGGACCACCACTGCATCAGCTCGCGGCGCTCGTCCAGATACTGCGCATGGTTGTAGGCCCGGCGCACCTTGTTCTTGTCCTTATGGGCGAGCTGAGCTTCGATTGCTTTTTCCCGGAAGCGTCCCGATTCGTTCAAGATGGTGCTGGCCAGGCCGCGGAAGCCGTGGCCGGTCTGCTGTTCCCCGTAGCCGAGAATTTCCAAAGCCCGGTTGATCGTCTCCCCGCTCATGGGGACAGAGTCGGGGCGGCGGATCCCGGGAAACATCAACTCGTGGCGACCGGAATACACCTCCAGCTCATCGAGGAGCGCCAGAACCTGACGCGACAGCGGCACCAGGTGGGGCGGTCCGCTCAGCTTCTGCAGGCGCGTACCCTTCATCCGCTCGGGCGGCACCGTCCACAGGGCGCCTGCGCGATCCCACTCCGTCCATTCCGCCCAGCGGAGTTCGTTCGTCCGAACGAAGGTGCGCATCATGATCTTGATCGCAATGCGCGTTTCGGGCCGGCCGTGGTAGCCCTCCACGCGCTGCAGCAGCTCGGGAAGGTCGGCCTGCTGAACGTGCGGGTGATGTTCTACCGGCGGCCTTGCTGCAAGGAATTGCTCCAGTCCGTAGGTGACGTCCGCATGCACGCGCCCGGTGCCGACAGCGTATCGAAATACCATGCCGATGCTGCTCAGCACGCGGGCGGCCATTTCCAGGGCGCCACGGCGTTCGACCCGTCGGACTGCGTCGAGCACCATCTTTCCTGAGACCTCGGTGACGGGCAGCTTGCCGAAGTAGGGAAAGGCGTCCCTCCTGAGCGCAGATGTCATGCGGTCGAGGTAGGCCGGGCTCCAGTGCTCGGCGCGCGTGCCCAGCCATTCCTGCGCGATTGCTTCGAATGTGTCAGCGGCCGCCCTCGCGGCGGTGGCGCGCGCCAGCTCACGTTGCACGGCAGGGTCCAGGCCGGTGTCCAGGAGGGCCTGAGCCGCAGCGCGCTGCTCGCGCGCCTTGGCCAGGGGTATTTCGGGATATTCTCCGAACGTCACGGACGTCTCTTTCTTCGTGCCCGGCCGTCGGTACTTCATGCGCCAGAATTTGGAGCCGGACTTCGCCGTTTCCAGATACAGGCCGCCACCGTCGAATAAGCGGTTTCCACCGGCGGTCTTGTACTTTGCTTGCCGGCACTTCGCGTCTGTGAGGGGGACTACTTGGCGAGGCATACAGCCGCTACTCCTTTTCGGTGGTGGTTTGTGCTTCGTCGGCCTTGTAGCCGTCGGGATCCTGCAGCCAGGCTAGGATGTCCCGGCCGCGCCAGGCGGTGAAATGCCGGCCGCCTGTCGCCGGTTTGGGCGCGGTGCCATTGTTGATCTTGTAGCGCCAGCCTTCTCGCGTGTAGGGAATGCGGGGCTCGAGATCGCGCCAACGGTAGAGGCCGTCCGGGTAGATTGCTTCTGCCGGCTGGCGGCCGCCGCGCGGCGTGTCCGGGGTGTGAGTATCGGTGTGAGCCACTTCATTGCTCCTTGTTGCTTTGCGGCACGGCCAGGGGTCGGAACTCGACCACCCACACCCAGGGGTTGCCGTCCCAGGCGCCGGCGCCGTTGATCTGCTCCCACAATGCCCGGAACATGACGCGCGGCATCGATTCGCCCGCCGACGTGGTCATGGTCAGGTCGGCGGCGGACGGATTCAGGCCGACGCCCTCAGCGAGTGCATCCATGTGGTTGATGGCCTGGAGCCGTTCCACACGCACGCGCGTGATCTCGAGCACCAGGCGGCACGCCCAGCGCGGCATGTGGATGCCAGGGCGCAGCTTTCCAGGCGTGGTGATCGTGGGCGGCGTATCGAAACCGTGCCAAGCACCGGCGCGGGTTCCGTCAGCCTCAAACTGGGTGGGGGCCCACGGCGTGTTGTAGCCGGCGTCCAGCGCTTTCTCCCCCACGTTGTTCGGTGAGAGGCGGTCCAGGCTCGCGGCGAAGCGGAACGCCTCTCGCACCCAAAGGCAGTCGCCGGGCTGGCCGTAGGGGCAGAGGAGCGCGTCACCCGTGCGGGTGTGCCAGATCGCGGGCTGGGCGGGGGCGGGCGTGCCGTCAGAGAAGCGCACTCCAGGGCCGCCCACCCTGGTCGGTTCCCATTGGCCGAGCGGGTTGTTGTGGGGAAGCTTCACGGCCCGCCGCGTCTGCGTCTTGTCGCCGGCCAGCACGGCGCGGACCATGGCGCCGTTGAAAAGGATGGGGCGCTCTTTCACAGCAGGCCTCCCTGTAAGCTGACCGGGCGGACTTCGCTGCCGGTGTTGTAGTAGGCGACAGGCTCGCCGGCCTGTTCCATGAGGTAGCCGGCGCGCAGCGCGCGCCAGGCCGCGCCACGAGGGCCGAAGACTTCGGCAACGCGGCGCAGGGATTCTTTGGACACGGGCGTCCACTCGATTTTGCTGTTCTCAGCCATGGGCACCCCCAGCAACACTGGATGCGCGTGCCGCGGCGGACTGGCTGACCTCTGCCATGCTCGCGTGTCCATTAATGATTCATAAAGCCGGGCGGTGCAGTATCTATGCGCCATGCAGTGGCTTTCCGGCACCTTCCGGATCGTCACCAGGAATGCCATGGCGTCGGCGTATGCCCTCGACGCACGCATCGGGTCGGGGCGCTCATGGCCGAGGGCATGGGCGCATTCGAGGAGGAGGGAGGCGGCCTGGTCCAGGCGGTCGCGCAGGGTGGCGTCATTCATAAACGGCCCCTCCGTCGGTGTGCGAAATGCCGCTATTCGGCAGGCCGGAAACGCTTTCCTGGCGCGGGCCCGAAGCGGTCGAGGTCGCAGAATTTGCCGGTTTTTCTGCCGGTTGCGTGGCCAGGGGAGCACCATAGACTCGCTCCACCATCGGCGCTCGTCTTTCGGCGCTGGTACGCTTGCGCCCGGCGGGTGACTTGCCGGCGACCCGTTGCGCGGACAGGGCGGTAAGCTGCGACTTGAGCTTGCGGATGTTCGCGTGGATGTTGCCCACGTCGGGATCGCCATTTTCATCGGGCGGGAACTCGCGCGCATATGCGATGCGGGCAGCTTCCAGTTGCTGAACGCGCACCGCCTCGCTGGCCTGGGGCGCGGCATAGAGCGGCATTTCGTCAGGCTCCGCGACATGGCCGGCTGGGCGCCAGTACACCCAGGCGTCGCTACCTTCGTCGCGCACGCCTTCAAGAACATCCTTCTCGATCCAGCAGACCGGCTTCGCCTCCCCGGCTACAGGGGCGCTTGCCAGGGCGGCGCGCTTCGCCCGTGCTTCGTCAATCGCGTCGAGGCACGCATTCCAGCCAAGCCGAAAGTCCAGCGACCTTTCGTACCGGTCGCGCCATTTGTCTTCACCGCACTCCTTGAAGAACGTATGAGCGCAGGCCACCAGGTCGCCGCCGGTCATGATGGCATCCAGGACGGTAGAGGCTCGCCGTGCATCCTGCACAAGATCGCCTGAGTCCAGTCCCGTGTCGATCTTGTTCACCAGCTCGTACAGCGCCTTTTCGAGAGGTAGCGTTGAATCGGCTACAGGGGCGCGCAGCTTGGACAGCACGGCGGCTTCGACGGCGCGCCACATCGGCAGCAACGCGACGCTGGGGCGCCCGTGCTTTGCGCCAATGTCCAAGAGTTCCAGGTCCGTCAGCACGGCTTCCTGCGCCGGGGCGGGGGTGTTGGTGGTCATGCGGCTTTCCTTTTCTCAGTGCGGCAGCGGCGCGCCAGCTCGACGAGCCACGCGGCCAATTGGGGGGGGGTATGCTCGCGCTCGGCATGCGTGACAAAAGGGCGCCATCCCAGATCGCCCCTTTGGAGGCGTCGTCCGCCATTGCCCTTACGGGTGTCCTGAGCGATTACGTGCGTACCAGAACCGAGGGAAATTGAAGGTAGGTCGGGGATATCGCTGGGGCGGCAGCCGACGATGTACAGCAGGGTCTTCTTCTCCGCACGGTGCCCCCACCAGTGTTGCGATATCCCCAGCGTCCAGCCTCCGTATTGGTCGGCCGGGGCGCCAGGTGCGGGTAACTGCTGGTCTGCCCACAACTTGGATCCGTTCGGGTGTTCCAGGACGCCGCCATACTGGCGCAGTTGTGCTACGGCCCACCGGGCAAGATCTTTCTCGTCGGGCCGTGGCTTAGCCATATGCGATAAGCGGCCCCATGCACGGCAAGGAGGATGGGCGACTACTGGCATGCCCCCGAGGAACGTACGAGCGTCCCGGTCAATGTCATACACGTCCACGCCTGGCAGCGTCTTGTAGGTGCTGTCCTGGCGGGCGAACAAGACGGCGACGTCCATCACCCCTCCTGCTGCTGAGAGGCTGCACGGATCACGGTCTGAGCGTGCTCACGCATCGTCGCGCGGCCCTTCTCGGGCATGTGCGACCACGGGTAGTCCATGCATTCGGCCAACGCTTTCGCAGCGGCCTCGATGTTGAGGGCCAGCAGCCGCGCATCGCCAGCAGCGGGAGCGGCAATGGAAGCGCGCGCCTGCCATGCTTCCCAGGCGCGGCGGGCGTAGGTGAGGGAATAGGAATATCCGTGGCGCTCTGTGCCCAGGCCTTGTGATCGCATCCAGCTTTCGAACGCCTGGCGCTCGTCCTTCGCATCGTCCTGTGCGCTGGCGGGAGGGGTTGGAGCAGCGTCGAGCATGGCGGCGTAGGCGTCCTGCATGTCGTCGTCATCGATGCAGCGCACTTTGCTAAACCATGTTTCTGCAAAGGCAACGCTCATGTCTAGCGTTATGGTGGCGGGGACAAGCTTCCAGCCGGCGGGGAGGGTGGTCATGATCAGCTCCACAGGAAACGAGTGATAGCCATACTCACGATGGCGCAGAGGAACAGAAGGCCGGCGAAAGCCCCGACGACCAGATAGCCCATCAGGCGGTCAGATGCGTCGTCATCCTCGTCGAGGAGCCGTTTATCTTCATTGGTCATGGCCATCTCCTGGCAAAGTGGTAGCCCATTGAGGGTTATCGGTATGCTTTGGTTAAATCAGCGCTTACGAAATGGCCACGCTTGCGCATGGCGTTCGCGATCAAGGCGCTGTCGTGGTGGCCGTCTGCATGCCGCAGCAGGCCCAGATAGCTATTGCCCGTCTCGAAGACCTTTTCTTGGGGCAGCTCTTCAATGCGGCGCAAGGCGGTTCGGATAGATCGTCGGCGCACTTCTCGCCGCCATGGTTTGATGACATGGCCGGCGAAATCGACGCCGCGGTCGATGGGCTGGAGGATGGTTTTGCGCGGGTTGAGTTCCAGGCCTAGCCGCGGCAGGTACGAGTTGACCGAAGCTAGGGCCTGTCCGAGCCACTGCGCGGACGGGTGAAGCAGAACAAAGTCATCCACATAGCGCACGTAATACTTGCCGCGCAGGCTATGCTTCACGTGCTTATCCAGACCATCCAGCAGGATGTTGGCGAAGAACTGGGACGACAGGTTTCCGATAGGCAGGCCGCAGTGGTCAGGAGCTTCACACAGACGCTTATGCCTTGGCACTAGGGCCAACGTCGCTCGGTTGCCGCGCACCTCTACGTCGGGCCTTGGGTCGTGGAACAGGATCTGGGCGGCCAATCGGCGCCACCAGTGTTCTGGAATCTTCCCGCCAACCCGAAGCCACAGATTGCGCTTGTCTATGCTGACGAAGAAATTGGCCAGATCCGCCTTCAGGTACATGGCTTGGCGTGACCAGTTCTGCGTGACGCTCCGGATCTTAGATTCCAGGCGTTGGGCGGCGTACAACGTGCCTCGACCGGGAATGCAGGCGCACGAGTCGGCGATGAAGCTAGCTAGGAAGCGCGGGGCGATTTTGTTGTAAAGCAGGTGGTGAACCACTCGGTCCCGGAAATCGGCCGCCCACACCTCGCGCGGCTTGGGATGGGTTATCACAAAACAGATCGAGCGGCCGGGGCGGTAAACGCCGCTCCGAAGCTCGTCGTCCAGTTGGGCTAGGTTGCGCTCCAGGTTCATTTCAAAGCGCAGGGCGCTGGCCGTATTCCTTTTGAGCCGGCGACAGTCGAAGTAAGCCTGCACCAACTCCGCGAACGAATGGCAAGAATCCATAGAAACTCCGAGCATGATTTGCGGACGGGACGAACCCGGAACTCGTTGTTGCGGTTCCAGTTGTTGACGTTGCCGTTCTCGAAATTCACCGCCCAGGCGTTGTTGGAGCCGTAGGGCGAGATATCACGCTATCCACGTCGCCCCACCGAAGGTTTGCCGGATCAGCGGGGAAACTGCGCGGGACCTGGACGGCCGCAGCCGTTGGTTTCCACTAGTGCGCATATCGGTGGCCTTGTGGGCCAGCGGCGTGACCAGATCATTAAGCGCGTTGGCCCGGCCGCCGTGACGACGGGGCAGCAAGCGCGTTCTCGGAGTGTTTCAGCCATCCTGTTGCCTGGCGGCCGATGTTATCGGTCAGCGCGATCGCTTCGCCGTATTGCCCGCGAGAGATCAACCGAAGGTCGGCCGCCAGCCGTAGCGACAGATTCGCCGCTTCTACCCCTTCCCGAAGGATTCGAATGATGGGCGGTCTGTCCGATGCCGAATTGGCCCGATACACCAGCATGACCAGCTCGAAGCACTGCTGGCGCAGGCCGGTCCCAAAGTCAGCCTTGTAGTTCCTGGGCATATTGGCCACCAGCTTCGTGACCAACAGGCTCAGGTCATAGGTAACCTTGAAAATCTTGGTGTCGGTGTGCAGGCTCATGGCATCGGCGGGCTACGCCCGCAAAGGGTTAAAGGGATGAAGCGATGATGCTGCGGACGGGACGAACCCGGAACTCGTGGCTGCGGTGCCAGACGTCGACGTTGCCGTGCACGAAATCCACCGCCCAGGCGAAGTAGGAGCCGTAGGGCTTGTTCGTCCAGTACCAGTCGTCCTTATCGAACAGGTCCGGCACGTTGATGTAGGCCAGCATCATGTCTTCCTGGTCAGGGGCGCGCCAGTCGCAGTGGCCGTTGACTTCACCCCGCTCGGCCACGGCCGAAGCCAGATCCTCGAATTCGACGTCTACCAGGTCGAATTCAGCGACGCCGGGAATGATGATGTGATGGGTCACGCCGTCGATGAGGCGCGACCCGATGAAGACGCCGCCCTGCTCGGGCCATTCCTGCCCGATGGCGGGGGTGCTGGTTGCGGTTGCGGTCATGCAAGTCTCCTGCGGGCTGCGCCCGCTTAAGGGGTAAATGGATCAATAGGTGAATCTGCGGACGGGACGAACCCGGAACTCGGTGCTGCGGCCCCAGAGGCAGACGTTGCCGTTCTCGAAATCCACCGCCCAGGCGTTGCAGGAGCCGTCGGGCGTAGAGGTCCAATAGACCTCCTTCTTGAACAGGTGGGGCAGATTTGCCGCGATGATCTGCTGTTCCCGCTTGGCGGGCAGGTAGAAGTCGGCGTGACCGTCTGCGCTATATGCCTTGGCGGCACGCGCTGCCGGGTAACTGGCGTTCAGACGGAGGAGGGTATTGGTGTTCACCAGGCCATCCCAGCTACTTGCTTGAATCTCGCCTTCGTCCGGGCTCCACAAATACTTGCCCTGCAGGTCATCCTCGGCCACGACCAGTCCGTAGACAGTGCCGTCGTCGCCTAGGATGTCGCCAGCGTAGATACCGCCTTGGCCGGGCAGCGAAGCGCCGATCAACGCGGGGCGGGACAGTCGGGAGGGTGTGGAACTCAGGCGCTCGAGGAGCGCGTCAAGCGCGATGCGTGCAGGAACCTCCAGGCGCGAACCGCCGCCCAGATCCAACTGGATCGTGTCGTTCATGGTTTTCCTTGGGGATTTGCCGCGATTGCGGCGATGGGGCTTGCTCAAGGGCGCAGGAAGCCTTTCGGCGTTCGAGTTCCTGCGCCCTCAATCAAAAGGGATGTCGTCGTCCATGTCGGCGAGATTCGCCGAGGCTGGGGCTTGCTGTGCGGGCTGCCGTTACTGAGGGGCGGGACGTTGTGATGGCGCAGTGCGCTGCCGGCGTGGCGCGTCATCGTAACCGCCACTACCGCTGTCTTCGCGGGCGCCCAGCATCTGCATTTGGTCAGCAACGATTTCGGTGCTGTAGCGATCCTGGCCGCTGTCCTTGTCGGTCCATTTCCGCGTCGTCATGCGTCCGGAAACGTAGACCTGCTTGCCCTTGGTCAGGTACTCACCGCAAATCTCGCCCAGCTTTCCGAAGGCGACGACGCGTACCCATTCAACGCCTTCCTTCTCTTTGGTCTTCCAGCCCACGGCCAAGGAGAAGTTGCAGACGGCTGCGCCATCGGGCGAATACCGAACGTCAGGGTCTTTGCCCAATCTCCCGATGAATTCGCATCGGTTGAGGTCATTACTCATGCAGGCTCCCCTTCAGGGATCAGGTTGGTTTGGTCCGGCTCTTCCTCGGGTTCGGTGGGTGCGTCGGGCTTCTCCCAGGCGTAATGCTTGCCTTCGAGCTTTACCCAGAGGTCGTCACGGAACATGTTGATGGTTGGCCAGTCGAAAGACTTGATACGTTCCCAGGAACGGCTACCGAATACGTCTTCCAGCAGGTCGCCCTTGGCCTTCTTGGCGTCAGCGGACTGCCCCGGGTGGTGCTTGCCGATGATCTCGGCAATCTCATCCAGAGCGATTTCCTTCATACGCTTCTCTTTCTGCCAGCGCGGCTCCCCGTCCTCTGCGAACAGTTCTTCGCTGGTCCGGCTGGTGTCGATCCCCAGATGCTCGCCGCCCAGGTTCAGGAACTCTATGTGCGGCAGGAAGTCGCGGAAGGCCGGGTTTTCGAACGTTTTGCCGTCTATGCGGGTGCTGCGGTCCTTGAGAACCGTAGCCGTGCGCCATACACGAGTACCGCCGCCCTCGACCAGCTCCTGGTTCTTCTCCATCAGGACCAAAATCGACGGCTCGTAGCCAGTCTCGGTTTCTGCCTTCATCTTGACCCCTGTCTTCGCGAGCTCCTTCTTGCCGGACTCGTTTTCGAAGAAGTCGTATTCGTAGCCAGCGCGGCCGCACATGATGATGTGGCACTTGCTGTTAACGAACAGGTCGGTGAACTTGCCCCACTCGGCCTTGAGCCATGCCCAGTCCTGAAATTCGAGGCCGCGCTTGCGATTCTTTCGCTGGGCGTATTCCTCGGTGAGGTTCCTCCAGAAGTGGCTAATGGAGTCGATCAGCAGCACGGACCCGGACGCCTCAGCTTCACGGATGGCGGTAAGAAGGTCCACGAATGCCCGAGTCTTGGCGGTGAACAGTTCGATATGGGCAGCATCAAAGCGCGGCTTCACCCAATCCGAGCCAGTCTCCGTGTCCAGAAACATGACCGGATTGTTTCCGGCCGGCAGTTCGCGCTGGCGCATCAGCTCTACCAATCCGATGGCGATCTCGGAAGCGGTGAAGGTTTTGCCGTCTCCGGCGAAGCCCATAATTCCAGCCTTCAAGTAGGCCTGGGTATTGGTGGCTCGTTGAAAGAGTGCCATGTCTTAATCCTTGGCGGCATAGGCCGTAGGGCGCCCGTCCTGGGCGATGGTTGTTTCGTCGCGCTGTTGGACTTCGCCGTAGCCGAAGAGCAGGGCAGTCAGAACAGCGGTGACGACGAAAGCGGATAGGCGGGCGTCGCGGTCGCGCAGGAGGCGGCGGATCATTGGACGTCCCCTTCGGCGCGCGAGGGGAAGCAGCCTTCGCCGTCTTGACGGTCCAGATAGGCGCGGTGCTGACCAGTGCGGGCTTCCTGCTTGCGCGCCTTGCAGGACTTCGAGCATAAGCGCGCCCAGCCGCGTTTGCGGTCGGCCGTGCGCGCGGCGAAGGTGCCGCCGCACGCCAGGCACTTGTATTGGCCGGTGGAGATCATTGGGCACCTCGGGCGGTCAGCGGGGTCTTGTCGTTGAACCATGCGTGGTCAAACGCACGCATCGCGGCTTCGGGCGTATCGCCGAAGCCGGCCACGCCGTTCTGGAGGTTGTCGCCGTACAGCGCGCACCACTGGCTGCCGTCGATGCTCAGAACCGGACGAAACACCACGGCCGGGCGCTGCATTTCCGCGCCTGCAACGCCGAACTCTTGGGCGGCGCAGCGAATGATGTGGTCCGCATTGCCGAAAGCTTCGCGCAAGGCGCTTTCAACGGCTTGACCAACGTCGGCATGGCCAATGCGGCTGCGCACCGCGTCATAGATTGCTTGGTAGTTGTCGCTCATGCTCTGCTCCATTCTGGCCAAAAGCCGCGCACGTATTGTTTGGTTTGGTAGTCGGCGACGTGGGCAATAGCCAGCGCCATCTGATCGCGACAAGAGATTCCGAGGATTCCGGACGCCGCCAGTTCTAGGATCTTCTCGGGCCTGTCGGCGTCGCCTGCGATGAAAGCCAGCATGCGGGCGTCTGGGTTGTGCCATTCCCGCTCGAATGCTTCTATTACCGCCTGTCGATGCGTGAACAAGTCCCCCTCGATTTGCCGGTAAAGCTCCCCATACTTCTCGTCGTAGATTTCCTGGGGAGGGCTGAAGCTGAATCGACTGCCCATGTCGCCCTCCTGCAGCGCCAGCCTGCGGCTGGCAAAGGGTTGAATTGATTAAGGGATAAATCTGCGGACGGGACGAACCCGGAACTCGAGGTCGCGGCGCCAGTCGTCGACGTCGCCGTACTCGAAATGCACCGCCCAGGCGTCGCCGGAGCCGTAGGGCGTCGAGGTCCAGTAGTAGGATTTCTCGAACAGTCCAGCGACCGCCGCAAGGCAAGCCATCCCTTCGTTCTTGGTAGGCAAGCGCCAGTCATAAAAGCCGCCGCCCTCGTATTCTTTTGCGTGTTGGCCGGCGACTTCCCATTCCTGCCGGCCCAGATTCTCATGAGCGACAATCAGGTGATGTACCTGGCCGTCTTCCACATAGGGACCTGCGTAGATGCCGCCCTGCAGTTCGGCTCCAATTCCCGCCGGCAGAGGGAAGGACGCTATCTCTTTCGGGGCCGTCGCCGTCGCGAGCAGCGTTTGAACCTGCTGGCGGATATGTTCCGCATCGACGCCTTCGATATGAATCTGAATGCTCATGACTTCTCCATAGGGGAGTAGGTTGCTCAGGGCGGCGCACCCCCAGCCTTGGGTAAGGCTGACGGAGGGGCGTAGAGGAGGGAGTGGGATGCGCCGGCCTGAGCAGCCGAGGGAAGGACGCCCCGGCAAGCCGGGGCAAAGGGATTAATTGATCAAGCGATGATGCTGCGGACGGGACGAACCCGGAACTCGCTGCTGCGGTTCCAGGGGTAGACGCAGCCGTATCTCGAAACCCACCGCCCAGGCGTAGCTGGAGCCGTAGGGCGTCGAGGTCCACACATCGCCAACGTCTTCGCTGAACCCTTCGGCTGCCAACAGCAGCAGCGCTTCGCGATGGGAGGGCAGGTAGAAGTCCTTGTGGCCGTCGGCGCTGTATTCGGAAGCGGCCAGGGCTGCAGGATGGCCGCCGCGCTCCAGCAGCTTGCGGGTGTTCTCGGCGCCGTCCAGATCCGAGTAGCCTTCCAGCTTGTCGCCGCAGCCGCCAAATTCGAACTCGCCGTCCAGCAACTCTGCCGCGGCGAACAGGTGACGCCCCTGCGCGGTCTTGCCGATGTAGATGCCGCCCTGGCCCTCGGCGTATTGGCCAACTACGAATGCATTGCTCATTGAGTGATCTCCTAGTTATGCCGGGGTGCCGGCGTCGTAAGCTGGGTAGGGTGGCAAGGAGGCGACGATTGCTTGGCATGCAGCCAAGTCGCCGGCCCCGTAGTAGCGCATCTTTCCGCCTTCGCTTCGCTGGACGTTGTAACGACCAGGGCTTTTGGCTTGCCGATAGATGAAGGGATACCCAGACCTCGCAGCCTCGGCCCCTCTGTTCTGCATGTTGAGCAGATGGGGGACGTCGCGAAGGTTGCCGATTCTGTTATCGGAAGGGTTTCTGTTGATGTGGTCTATTTCATTCTTCGGCCAAGCACCGTGGCACATGAGCCATATGATCCGATGCTGGCGATAGGTCCGGCCGCCGATGCCGACGATCAGGTAACCCGCGCCGTCAATGGCTCGAAGGACCTTTCCGCTAGGCCCAGTCAATTCCCCGGTCTCTGGGTCATATCGGAACCTCTCAGCCAGGATGGACTTCAACTTTTCAAGATCCATTCCGCTCTCCTGTTTCATTCAAAGCCCAGCACTCGGTGAATGGGGCTTCAGATGGACCGCTTACGCCCGGTCAGTCGGCAAAGTCACGCTATGCAGGTCGTCGCAACGCACAGAGTTGTCCGAACCGTCGGGCTCCACAATGTCCGGGTCACTGCATCCTGGGGAATCGGAGAAGAGGTAAGCGCCTTTGCTGCCGTTGATGGGTAGAACCGCGCTCTAACGGCTTACGCGTCCTGGCTATCCCGACTACGGGCCGCCCAGGCTGCGGTTTTGATCGTTCATTCGTCAGCCGGCGCTCCAAGAACGGGCTGACGGATGAAATTCCGGGGCAGTGCATGGCTTAGCTGTTCCCTCGCAACTATCCGGAAATTCCAGATAGTTGGTCATCGGCTCCAAGCCACGCACTGCCTCTTCAATCCACCGCAGGCCCAGCAACACAACTCGCCGAGCAAGGGAATGGATAGCCTCTGATCTTTCGTCCGGGGTGGAGGGTTGCGCCCGGGGCCTAGCCACCTTTCGGTCATCGGCCTGTTCTATCGCTTTGCAGTCAGAGATCACGCAACATCCAGGTCTGGCGCCGGCCCGGGCCGCCATTCATGCCCGACATTCTTCCGACCCGGAATCGGCGTGGTGTACGTCACTGAGCGTCTACTTGGTATGGGCCTACCCACTCGAATGACCTAACAGCGCGCATGCCTGCGGCTGCTTTCGACGTTGCTGACACCAGCGCCAGACCTGGCTGCTCGTGATCTCTGGTTGTTAAAGAACGGTGCTCGCCTTCCCCCATCCGACTTCGTGGCGGTACGTCTCCCTCTTGAGGCGATGCCCTGACTGCTGGCTGAGGGTCCGTGGGGGTCTTGCTGCGCCGTGTTTGCAGCGCGTAGGTGTAATGTGCCACAAGAAAAACTAGCATGCAAGAAAAACTAGTAGATAAAGTTGTAACGGCTCCGCCTGGACGAAAAAAACCCGCTCGAGGCAGACTGTCGGAAGCACTTAAGGACTTTCAAGCTACGATGGGTTTGCCCAACCGTTTGCACCTCAACCGAAGGAGAGGAGATGAAATACGAAGACGAATATGACGATGTCCCCGGCATGGATGACATCTCTTCAGAAGATATGTCGGAGCTGCTCGAGGAAGCTGTGGCAGACGGAGAGATCGAAGAGAATTTACCTGGCTATGGGATAGCCCTGGTTGTGCTTGATGGTGGATGGGATGCTCTATCTCCCAAGCAGCGAGCGATCTTTGACAAGCGCGTTCAGCCAATCTTGACGCGTCGGGCGGAGGCGCTGGCCGTGCAACGGATCCTCGATCGCGCGCCGGAGTAGTAACGGACGGGCAACAGAAAGCCGCCCGGACGCATCGTGCGCCAAGGGGTGGGCTGCAGCTTTCCAGGGGGGGGCATGGACAAGTCGACCATGCTGGCACTGATGATGACGGCTAAGAAGGGCGATCCCGGCGACTGGGAGTCGCTGCTTACCGTGTACGCTCAGCGCCTTGAACAGATCGCGCCGAAGCTGACCGAGGACGAGCTGTACTCGATGCTGGCAGTAGGGGCGGCCATCTATCAGCGGTGGTGTCAGCACACCGATTCGGAGAAGGAGGCCGCCGAAACGCTGCTGCGCCTGACTGGAGACAGGCCGCTGGAATGAAAAAGCCACCCGAAGGTGGCTTCTTCTTACTCGGGTCTAGGCCAATCAGGCTGGGCGTACCTTCGGTTGCACTGCTGTCGAGTGTCCGAACGGCCACCTTTGCCGCTTGATGTAGCTCGTCAACTCTTGCTCCGACGATTGTTCCTGGCGCGACGCTGGGGCAGGGGAGCTCTCGGTTCTGCTATCCGTGGTGCCTCGGGAGGCGCGGTTGATCATAGGCTTCTCCATGCCGCTCGTTAGACGATAGCAACCAGCACCTACCGTATCTCAATATGTTGAAGCGTAAGAATACACCAAAATATATGCCCTATTTGTTGCAATTGAAAAGCGACAGGGCTGGCGAATGGGGAGCATGGGCGATAAAAAAGCCACCCAGAGGTGGCTCTTCTTGGCAACAGCGGATTCCGCACTACGCTCCGCTCAGGTCAAAGCGGTGGCCAAGCTTAAATTTGACGAATCCGCCACGCACAACATAGTGCGCACGCTCGCGCTCTGACTTAAGGATTTCATCAAGAGTGGCGGGTTCATCTTGGTTTCTGACGAGAACGGCCGGCAGATCGGACTTGCCGGCCGGTCGCGGGAACTGCGCGGGCTTCTGGCTTGTCTTCATGGCTCTCTTCCTTTGCTTCAAAAAGTAACACAACCGGTTCGCGGCAAGGCGTGGTCGCCAGTGAACCCAATTCTATCAAAAGCTCATTCTCCGCGCTACTTGGCTGTCTGACGGACTTGAACAGCCTTTGAGCTTCATCCCTGTCGATCACAAAGCTGTGAGAAGGATAGCCCATCAATAGATTCTCTAATGCTCGTGGAGCGAGGTTTTTAGGGCGTACATTCAATCTTTGTCCGTAAGCTCTTCCAACAGCCATTGATCGAGCGACTTCGCCAATTTTCTGAGGATCAATCTGGCGGTAGATCGGCTCGAAGAGCCCTTTGGCCACAGATGACGCAATGTCCGACGCGGTTTTAAGTGTTACTAGGCCCTGGCTATGGTCTTTGATTTGTCTCATGAAAGAGTCAAAGAAGCGGAATGCGTAATGCTCGAGATTGTCTAAGGCCTCGCTGATGACGAGGCCGGAGTCTCGTTCGTCGATCTCATCTCGCTTGGCCAGTTGAATATCAAGCGGGCCCAGTTCTGCCTCATCGCTCATAATTAAAGTATTGGCAGTGATTAAGAGCATAGTCCCAGCGCTTTTGCACCAGCCCGCGACAAGCGCTTCGCTTTGATCGTAAGTGTTCTGGATTGCTCGGCCAATACGAAATGCCACGTCCGGTGATCCACCTGGGGTAGCTAGAACAAAAATGAGTTTCTTTGGTCTGCTTTCGTTCGCGCGGCGGTCGCGAAGGATCTCCAATGCTCTTTCTTCTAGACCATTGAAGCAAGAGCCATTTATTAGCATGACGTCTGCATCGGACGCCCCGCATAGAGCTAGCGCTTTTTCTTTTACCTGCTCAGGGTCTAGCGGCTTGGGCGCCGCTAAGAGATCGGTGGGCTCTTCCATGCTTTATGTTCTCCTCTTTCGAATCCGTGTATTTTTCGAAAGGCTAGCCAGCCTGTCTTGCGCCTTACATCAATGGGCCGCGGTGTGCGGCCGCAAAATGCAATACTCTTAGTATCTGGTTACGTGCATCGTTAAAGTGCCCAATTCTGCCGGCTTCTCTCACAGTTGGCCACCTTTCTAACTAGCGCATCATGTTATTCGGTGATCACGACCGCACCCACTGTCCCGCATCATCGTCGCGCAGCCTGGCGCCAGTTACGCCTAATGGCCCAGCCCCTTCAGTGCCTTGGTCGAGTCGATTCAGGTTGCGGCAAAGCGGTTCCATCGAAGTACATTTACCGTATGGGGAAATATGAGGAACTTCCCAATTCCCGCATACCCTTCAGCGGTCAAGTGTGCAGTGTCTTTGGCCAGTGAACCAGGAGGGATCCCTGCAGCCTGGTCCGCCAGGTCTTGTTGGCTGGGCGATTTCCCTAAATCTTCCCAAATTTGAGGAGACGTTAGCCATCCGCTGACGTCAATAAATCTGTCCCCATAACGCTGGGCATATATCTCATTGACGGCGTTCACCTGATACCGGGCCGGGTTAGACTCCCCGACGTTTCGATTTATGAAGTGGCCGAGCACGAGGATGCGCTTATTTCTAGCTGACATCCATTCATGCGCCTCATCGGTGTACCGCACGATTTTTTCGATGACCGCTTCTGAATCCCCATTAGGATCAATATCGTTTTTCCCCATCCAAAGCAACACTGGACCAGTTCGCTCTACCATCCCCTGTTCCGGAATGAATTCAGCGGGGCCATTGAGGCGGACGGGATCCCCCCCATTCTTTCTAGTAAATTCTAGCGGTCGATCTTCCCCTAGCCGTCGAAGCCTCCCATAGACCCCCTCAACGGTCCCCCAGTATTCGACATATCGATAGAAATTGACGTTCGGCGCCGTTACTTCTATCGAGCCGGAAGCTGGGATGGTGTCGGCGGGGAATTTGAGCTTGGCAGCGTGACTACCAAGTCGTGCGCATATCGTTTCCACACCTTGGCCAGATACCCCGCCGTTGAACATAGAGGCGCGGAACATGCTGCGTAGCTGAGCATCAAGGAGAGGGGCGGAAGACCAAGAATGACTGTCTCCCCAGATTGCCCACTGTTCGGTTTCTTTTTCTTGTCGGGGAGGGATATCGACAGGTTCGGCAGGAGGGGATTTCGCCGCAAGTCGGAAAAAATAGGCGAGACCAGCTAGCCATGCGCCGCCCACTAGCACTGCCAACGTCAAAAAAATTGTAGTCTTCATGCGATCAAGTTATAGATTGAAAGATATATCGTTTTTGCCGCATTTATTTGACAAGTGCCATATGTGGATTCCCGGTTTTCTCGATATTTAGCTGTTTGGCGGCAGCCTAGCGGCTAGGTTGCCGCAGATGTCGGTGCCAGCCTCATCATCTCGCCGCTTGGCGCCAGCCCAGCAATAGTCGTTCACCCACGTCATTCCGCAGGTCGCATATCCGCAGTCACTGCGACCATTCATAGCCTCTGGCGGCCATCTTCTTGTAGGTCTCTCTGGCGCGGTCCAGCAATTGCGGCACGATCGGCTTCCCAAGATCATCAACCAGAACCACCACGACGCCGCACTTACACCCCTCAATGTTTGAGGGGTCAGACCAAAACTCTCTTACTTGTTTGGCTGTGAATAGCTTCCCATGGCGTTCTGCGTGACTCTTCCTGGTCGTGGGAGAAAGCGCAGACAGGTGCATATACAACTGCTTTGAGCCAAATTTCTTGGCAGAAAGTTCCTCTTGGTCCAGGCGCCGCATACGCGACTCGTGCAGCGCATAGCTGGCTTCTGATGGGATCACAGCTTGAATCCAACCCAAAACGCACGGCCAATGATCTCGATATCCGGGTCATCGAAGCTCAAGTGCAAGTCCTCATAAGCGGCAGCATTTTCGGACCGGGCGATGAATCCGCCGTTTCCCTTATATAGACGCTTTACCTTCACTTCATCGTGCTGACGGAAGGCGTAGACCTTTCCGTTGACGATCGACGTCGCGCCACGGTTAACCAGGATCGTCGCGCCGTCCGGGATGAGGGTCTCCATACTGTCCCCTTTCACCGACACAGACACTGTCTGTTCCGGGGTTGCTCCCGCGGATCGCAGGAAGTCTGCTCGGAACGATAGCCGAGTCATCTCGTCTTCGGTCAAAACAATCTCGCCATGACCGGCGGACAGGCGTACGTCCAGGCGCCTGATGGAGACAAATTCTTCGGTATCGGGGTCGGCCGTTGGCCCCACTGCCAAGTATTCGGGCGTTGTATTAAGCGCTTTTGCAACGGCCTCTAAGCGAGCACGTTTAGGCGCCGTTTTGCCGTTCTCCCACTGCTGGACGGTCTGCCAGGAAACGCGTACGCGATCGGCAAGCTGCTCCATCGACAGCCCGAGCTTTTCCCTAAGGTCTTTGATTCGTTTGTGGATCGTCGGCATGCGCGCGAGGTTACCCACAAGAAAGGCTTGTGTCATTGCAGGAATTTCTTGCATTGCTAGTTTTTCTTGTATAGAGTGGGCGTCATGGACAAGAACTCCCACATCGCTCAAGCCATCACCAACGCCGGCGGCCCGGTGGCAACAGCCAAAAAAACCGGCGCGAACAATTACCAGACCGTCCAGCAATGGGAGCGCTCCGGAAATGTTCCGGCCGAGTATGCCACTGCGTTAGAAGCGGCTTCCGGCATTTCTCGACGCCTGTTGTGCAAGCAATGGGCGAAGGTTTGGCCGGAACTGGCCAACGAGGCGAGGGCGGCATAAATGAACTCCGCCCATCGTCTTGCCCTCCCGGCTGCCTACATCGACCCAGCGTTCATTGCTTGCCTGGTTGCATCCATAAGCGAGCGCGAGCTGGTCGAGCAGTTTGACCGTCTCTACGGTGCGTCGTTGTCCATAGGGGAATTGTGCGACGGTGATTTGCGCTCCTTCTCCGAATTTGTCCACAACTGTGTCTATCTGCGCTTGCCTGACGAGGCGATTGTCTCGTTGCGCGTTTCGTCTCAGGAGGGAGCATGACATCAATGCATCGTTGCACTGTCGCGCCCATCGGTGGCCCACGCCATGCGGTCACGTTCGGCGCACAGCTCCTTAAAGATTTCCAGCACCGCGTCTTCGGACGGATCCAGAAAGGTCCGTTTCGCAACCGCGGCGGCCTCCTTCAACAGCTTCTCGGTTTCGGTCATTCCTTTGCCTCGGCCGGAGGCGCTTCGTCCGTGGGCGGTTCCTGGCGCGGGTCAGCTTCCGTCGGCCCCGGCTGAGGTACTAGTTGGAACGCCTCGATGCGTGCGAAGAGGTGCGCGCGGGTCACTTGCTTTGGGTCTTTGTTGTTTTCCATGGGCTGCATCTTAGGCCCGATGTTCGAGAACGGTAACGCTGAAATGTTGGATGGAATCAGTGATGACGTGTAACTACTCCGAATTGCACTGGCGAGACGTCCTCTACAACGACGTGCGCAAGACGGACGGCGGCCTTCAGGACGCTGCCCGGTTCTTGACGGACCGCCGTGGTGTGTCCATGCATCCTGAGGCATTGCGGAGAAAGTTGCGCGGGCTGCCGGGCGAATCCGTTGATGTCGACTTGGCGCTCATGCTGTCGGAGTGGATGCAGTCCAAGGCTGACGTCGACTATTCCCACCGGTGGCTGCAGACGATCAACAGCCAAGAGGGCATGCATTGCGATTTGGTGCCGTCGGCCCCGCTCGGAGGCTGGGCGTGCGAGATCGGCGCCCTGAAGGACAAGTGCCTGAAGTTGGTGATGAAGCTGGGCAAGATTTCCGGCCTTACTAGCGAAGCCGCCGAGGACGGGGAAATCACAGAAGAAGAAGCGGGGCCGCTCTTGGCGCTTATCCGCTCGGCCCGAGTCATCCTGCATCGCATGGAGCGGAACATCCTGCGCGCAGTTGCAAAGGGCGGGGGGATCTGATGGACAAACAGGTCTTCGTTCTCTCCCATCCGTTGGCTCGGCGCAACGCTGCCCATGCCTGCGCCAATGCGCCGGAGGGCTATCGCGTGGAGATCAAGCCGCGGACTCGCTCCCTGGCCCAAAACGACATGCTCTGGTCGATCCTGACTGACATCAGCCGCCAGGTTGAGTTTGTCGTGAACGGTGGACTGGTGTCGGTGGCGCCCGAAGAGGTTAAGGACATCCTGACGGCCGGCTTGCGCCGTGAAACCCGCATGGCTATGGGGATCGACGGCGGCATGGTGTTGCTCGGGCAGAGCACCAGCAAGATGACTGTGCGCGAGATGAAAGACCTGATCGACCTGGCCTACGCCTTTGGCAATGAGCGGGGCGTGGAGTGGTCCAGGACTAGCCTGGGTAGGGATGCCTGATGCGTACGTCCACGCTGCAGCGGAAAACCCCCATGCGCCGGTCCAAGCCGAAGCGCGAGAAAGGCCTGGGCCACAAGGTGGAGGTTGTCATGGGCTTCTATCGGCCGCTCGGGCACAAGCTTCCGATTCTGCTGCGCAGCGAACAGCACCGCCGCAATGTCGTGGCGCTCGGGTGCCTGGTGACCGGGGCGCCTGCGCAGGCCTGCCACGTGAACATCACCAAGGGCACTGGTCTGAAGGCCTGCGACAGCCTGTGCTTCCCTTTGTCGCCGGAGCTGCACCGCCAGCACGATCAAGGCGGGATGCCGCGCGCCGAACGCTGGAAGCGTGAATGGGAATACGTGGACGCCACCAGGGCCGCGCTGATCCAGAAGGGACAGTGGTCGGCCGAAGTTGAATTGCATTACCAGCGCGCCGTGGAGCCCCTGCGCCGCTTGGTGAAAGGTGACGAATGAGTTGTGTGCACACGCCTAGGGTAGCTCCCGAAAAGCCTGTCAGCCCGTCAGGCCTGGCGTTGTGCATTTTTCTTAACGGGCGGCAAAAGGGCAGCTATGAAAATGCATGATCTGGAAGTGGCGGTATGCGGCGAGGGAATCATGATTGCTCAATCCGATGGCACGGGTGAGCAGGTAATTATCATGATTTCTGCTGAACAAGCGGAGCTCGTTTGCGAGTGGATTCGCGCCGCTTCGAACGCACCTCAAAAGAGCGGGAGCATGTAGCGATGCGGGATTACGGGAAAGTATCCCCGCAATTCTGGATCGGGGAAACAGGAAAGCGTTTACGCAAGGCCGGAGCCGAAGCCCAGGTGGTTGCCTTGTATCTCATGACTTGCTCGCATTCCAACATGATTGGCCTGTACTACCTGCCCGTCATGTACATCGCGCACGAGACTGGATTGGGAATGGAAGGAGCTTTGAAGGGGCTTCAAAGGGCCTCGGAAGCTGGGTTTTGTCAGTACGACGAGGCTTCTGAGATGGTTTGGGTCATTGAAATGGCCAAGTTCCAGATCGATGCGGAGCTTTCGGCTGCCGACAAGCGGTGCAAGGGTGTGCAAAACGAATATGACGCGCAGCCCGAGAACCCTTATTTGGCGCGGTTCTTCGAGCGTTACGGGGTGGCCTATCACATGACCAAAAAAAGAGGGGGGGGCAACGCAAAAATTAGCCCCTTGGAAGCCCCTTCGAAGCCCCTTGGAAGCCAAGAGCAAGAGCAAGAGCAAGAGCAAGAAAAGGATACCCCCTCTGGCTTGCCGCCAGAGCCGGTGCCTCCCGATGCTTCTGCAAAGCAGAAAGGGAAATCTGCTGTCACGCTGAAAACGTTCATGGACGACTGCCAGTCCAGAGGTGAGCCAGTCATCGAGGGCTACAAGCCCCTGCTGGAGTATGCCGAGAAAGTGGGGTTGCCGGAGGAAATGCTTAGTCTGTGTTGGGTTGAATTCAAGTCGAAATATCTGCCGGGCGGGGTGAATGCATCGAAGAAATACAAGGATTGGCGCTTGGCGTTCCTCGGTTGTGTGCGCGATAACTGGTTCAAACTGTGGTGGGTTGGCGACCAGGGAGAGTTTGGCCTGACCTCACGCGGCAAACAGGCTGAATTGGTGCACAAGGAGGCTGCATGAACGCCATCGCCGCACGCGTGCCGCCGCATTCCGTCGACGCCGAGCAGGGCGTGATCGGAGGGCTCCTGTTGGACAACCGCGCATGGGATCGCCTGGGCGACCTGCTAAGCGCGGAGGATTTCTACCGCCACGACCACCGGCTGATCTTTGGTGCCGCATCCAGCTTGCTGAACGCGTCCAAGCCGGCCGACGTACTGACGGTCTTCGATTCGCTGCAGGCTTCCGGGCAGGCGGAGGATGCGGGCGGCTTGGCCTACCTGAACGCCATCGCCCACAACGTCCCTAGCAGCGCCAACGTGCGCAGCTACGCGGAGATCGTCCGCGCCCACCGCGTGCGCCGCGACGTTCTGGCCGTGGGCCACGACATCGCCGAGCTCGCGGAAACTGCCGATCCGGCTGAGCTTGTGGAGCGCGCGACCGGCCTGGTCATGGCGCTGGCGGACACGCGCACCGCGGGCCGCGACCCGGTTGAGGTTGGCGCGCTGCTGCGGAACGTACTCGAGCAACTTGAAGCCCGAGGGGAGCGTGAGGGCGGAGTTTCGGGCTTGGCCACTGGATTCGCTGACCTGGACGAGAAGACCAGCGGCTGCCAGGACGGAGACCTGATCATCGTGGCTGGCCGCCCGTCGATGGGCAAGACGACGTTCGCGATCAACATCGCCGAGAACGTGACCGAGGATGAGGGCGTTGCCCTTGTGATCAGCTTGGAAATGGCTGCGGCCCAGTTGGCTGAACGCTCCATCGCCCGATACGGCGCGATCGACACCCAGCGCCTGCGCACCGGGAAATTGCACCAAGGCGACTGGCCGCGGCTGACGCACGCCATCCAGATGCTGGAGAACCAGCGCCTGATCATCGCAGACGATCCCAGTCTGGCCAACGTCGCACGGATCCGGCTGGCGGCTCGAAAGGTCAAGCAGCGGCAGGGCAGGCTGGACCTGATCGTGATCGATTACCTGCAGTTGATGCAGGGCGAGGGGTCCACGCGGAACGAGGACCTGGGCGGTATCACCCGGGCGATCAAGCTGCTGGCGCGCGAACTCGGCTGCCCGATCATCGTGCTGTCCCAACTATCGCGCAAGGTGGAGGAGCGCCCGAACAAGCGGCCGATCCTCAGCGACCTGCGCGAGTCCGGCGCGATCGAGCAGGACGCCGACGTCGTGATGATGGTCTACCGCGACGAGTATTACCACGAGGACAGCCCGTTCAAGGGCTTGGCCGAGATCCTGATCCGCAAGCAGCGGATGGGCCCGCTGGGAGAAGTCTTTCTGACTTTCCAGGGGCAGCACTCCCGCTTCCTGGATGCAGACCAGCATGCGGTGGCCGAAGCGCGCAACGCCGTGCAGTTCAAACCGAAGCAGAAATACAGCCAGTTGAGGGACTGAGATGATCGCTGTCGAACTTCCATGGCCGCCCAAGGAACTGAGCCCGAATCATCGCGGGCATTGGGCGCCGGTTTCCCAAGCGAAGAAGCGATATCGAACGGCTGCGCGTCTGGCGGCCCGCTCGGCGCTTTCCAAGGCGGACGGATTCAACCAGTTCCGCGGCGTGCGTCTTGCATACGAGTTCTTCCCACCTGATGCACGTGCCTATGACCGCGACAACCTAGCGGCCCGGATGAAAGCAGCAACGGACGGGATTGCGGATGCAATCGGGATGAACGACCGCGGTTTTCACTTCGCTCCGGCGGAGATCAGAGACAAGACCAAGGGCGGGATGGTCCGCGTCACGATGGAACAGGTGGTTCTATGACGATTATCGAAAAGCCCCGCGCTCGGAAGGAGGGCGGCATGTGGTTGGTGTGGTGCGCAAAGGTTGGCCCTAGCCCGCGAGCAACATTCGAGGCGGCGTACGTGGCGTGGGCCCGACGCCGTGGGTGGCTGGCATGACGGAGGGATTCCCCCGGTGGGTAGAGGACGAGATCCACAACTGGGCAAGGTCCCAGTGGGAAGGGGATTGGCCTGGGCCGGGGCGCCCGATCCAAGACGAGCCAGCGATTTGCGCGTTTCCCCCGGAGCCCGGCCATGAGGACGGCGATGAGCCGGTGCGTATCCCAGTGAACCATGATAGGGCGCGTCAGGTGAATCGGGTTTATGAGGCGTTGCCACTGGTGGAGCAGCGTGTCGTTCAGGCGGAGTACACGCGCCGCAATGAGTATGGCGACCTGCCGGCGCACCTACGCCAGGACAAGGCGTGTCGGGTGATCGGGATCGCGCTGCCGTACTACAAGGTGGCGCTCGGCAGTTTCAAGCAGCAGGTTTGGAGGAAGTTCGAATGAAGTACGCGCACGAAGTGATCGACCTGATGGCACCTTATCCGGGGCGCGCTTTTCGGCTTATGGAACTGGTCCGGCATGTGTCGCAAGGCCGCTGTATTACTGCAGCAGAGAAAACTCGTTTGCAACGCGGCATCCAACGAGCCATGGAGGCTTTACACGAGTGCGGCAGTGTTGTGATCGAGGAACCCGGCGAAGGTCGGCACGGCAGGCTATACAGTTGGCGTGTGACGGTTCCGTCACATAGCCCCACCATATCCGCCACTCAATCAGTCACAATAGCTGCGGGGTAGTGCGCCCTTTGCTTCCCAGTGGAGAATATTCAACGATTGGATACAATTGTCGCTCACCACTATCCGGCGAGCATCCCTCTCATGGCATACGGCGATCCAACAAAATATTCCAAGGGTGAAGTGCGTAGGTCTGGGCTCGCACTTGTTCAAGGCGGAGACGCTCATGACCGAGAGGTCGTTAACAATTGGCGGAACGCCCATTCCTACATCATCAATACTTTCCAGGCTACATTACGCCTCTATATAAAGCGTAATGATGGCATGGATGTTGTCATGGCGCAGCGCTTAAAGCGTCTTAAGACAATTGTTGACAAGTTAGCCACGGGCCGAGCCCGGGATTTGTCGACCATGCATGACCTAGCTGGATGCCGACTGATTTTCAATTCGATTGGGGATCTTCAGGAGTACCGGACCCAATTCCACGGGACGCGCGCCAAACATGAGCGGGTCGATGAGGATCGTTACGACTACATTGCTCACCCTAAGGCCACTGGGTACCGCGGTATTCATGAGGTATACAAATATGTGGCTTCCTCCGGAGGAGGGGAGAAGTACAACGGCCTGAAAATAGAGATCCAGTTTCGCACAAGAACTCAGCATGCTTGGGCCACAGCAGTAGAGATCAGCGATTTGCTCGACGGAGCTCGAATAAAGTTTGATCAAGGAGCAAACCCGAAGCGGGAGCGTCTATTTGTCTTGGCAAGTGAGTACTTGGCTCGTGTCAAAGAGGGGACATATGGGTACTGTCCTGATCTCACGGATGCCCAGCTATGCGCCGAAATGCGTGGTCTAGAGAACGAGCTAGGAGTCATTCGCACTCTAGACATGGCTCGAAAAAGCAATACAGTCATTCCGCAGAAGAAGCATATTGTTCTACATTTCCACATGGACGAGCTTTCGGCAAAGGGGTTCAGCGACGCTAAGCAGGCAATGGAGTTCCGTGATGATGTGGAGAACGTTTACCCCGAGGACGATATCGTGTACGTGAGTGCCGCCTCCCCCAGAGCAATCGCTGATGCATTTCGGAACTACTTCAGGGATGCCGTCGATTTCGTCGAGTACGTGAAGCCAGCCCTTGGCTGAGCGATGGGCAGGCCGTTGAATGCGGCAGAGCGCGAGGCCGCGCGTAAGAGGGTAAAGCGCGTGCTCGATGCGCTGATCGCTACTGGTGCGGTGGCAGTCGCGCAGCCGGCAGAGGTGTCAGGAGCCTCGGCTGAGTACTCCGTGTCCCGCTTCCGGGACATGGGAGAGACAAGAAGCGGGACAATACGTGCAGGGCTCCTGCGCTCTGCGATAACGTAGAGGTGATTAATCATCGCCCCACGCCGTAAGGGTATGATAATCGAAGACATTCACACAGGAGGCTCCATGGCGTATCCCAAGAACATTGAAAACCCTGGCATGTATATGGCCTGGGGTGTATTGAAGGATCGAGACGGATGGGATCTGCGCGGTCCTTACGACTCCAAAGAAGCAGCAAGCCAAGTGTTTGAATTGTGCGGGGATCCATATGAAGTCGTATACGGATCGTGGCGCGCAGGTACCGACGAGTTCATCCGCAAGCCGAGCGATAACTAAGAATCACTAGGCCGCCTCTCGGCGGCTTCTTTGTTTCCAGAGAGCAGGGGCCAGAGAGAACCGTCCGCTGGACCGCATGGGCGCCGACTGGCAGACGTCATGTTCCGGCCTCTGCTCTGTGGGAACAGCCCCCGCGATCGACCAGCCTGCAGCGCGCCATGCCGTTCCTCACATCTCCCGGGGCTTGGTCATGGCGGTAGGGGCGCGCAAGTTTTCTATCAGGTGAGGAATGTGGGGAATGAACCGAATGGGGTAGCGGCCCATTAGCTGTTTGGTTGGCTATCAACGTCACTTCTTTCGGCTCGGGCAAGGTCAGAATTGAAAGCTCGAATTTCGAACGGAAACGAATTCATGTTCGTGCAGAGCCTTATGAACGCGTCACTGGATAGAGGAAGGTTGTCAAGTAATGCATACCGCTCCAGGTACAGTGTGAATGCGCGGCCCTGCGGGTAAAAGGCGTTGAAGAACAGAAAGCGAAGTTCTGGACTAGACAGCCGAGCCCTTACGATTGATACGTAGTCCCATTTTTCACTCTCCGTAAGGCCGGGGTGGCGGTCGACCCAGCGAACCAAAGTGAACAACGTCCGTATCAGGCGGCCGAGTTGAGGCTCATGCTCTCGGTAAACCAGCAACCACCAGTTGTGTATTTCAACGCGCAGCTCAACTCGTTGGTTTTCTTTGTTTTCCTCGCTGTTGCGTGAAAACTCGTTCAATCGGTACTCTGCGATCATGCCGTTGACCGCGCCGTCCGTTTCGATCATTTTTCCTAAGGCGTGAACGCCTGAGAGCCACTTGCCCGAGCGCTCAATTTCGAGCGAAGAAACCGCGTCGCTATAAGCAGCGAGCCAGGTGAAGAACGTCTGCTCGAATCCTTGCCGCGCAATTTGAGTTCGTTGCTCCTCCAATTCGTCCTGCTGTGACCGCAGGGTTAAGACTAGGAGGATTATTGTGACGAGCCCGGCTACCGGGTTTACGACTCCACCTATGAAATCACCAAATTCTCCCCAGGTAGATGTGTTTGTCGAGAATGGCCCGTCGAAGTGATATCGGTAGACGGAGAACGCGGCTACCGCTGCTAAGAATGGCAGCGTGATGGTGGCAGCAACCAGCTTAATGGTCCGCTTAGTTCGAGATGCTCTCTTTTGGCGCGATGTGGGCATTCATATGCTCTGAAATGTGTTGTTACTTTGGACTATATTGAAAATGGCGTTGACAGACAAACAGCGCCGCTTCGTGGATGAGTACCTCGTTGACCTCAACGCCACGCAAGCGGCGATAAGGGCGGGGTACAGCCGGAAGACAGCCCGGCAGATAGGGGACGAGAACCTGTCAAAACCTGACATCGCGAAGGCGATCCAGGAGGCACAGGCGGCTCGCTCTAGTCGCACCGAAATTACCCAGGACATGGTGCTGCGCGAGCTAGCCAAGATCGGCTTCAGCGACATCCGCAAGATTGTCCGCTGGGGGAAGACTGAGCTGCGCGTAACGGACGCTGACGATGACGAGGGCGAAGTGACCGAGGCCTATCACGGCCTGGCGTTGGTAAGCGCCGACGATATTGACGACGACACTGCCGCGGCAATTTCAGAAATCTCGGAGGGCCGGGAGGGGCTGAAGGTGAAGCTCCACGACAAGAAGGGAGCACTGGTCGATATTGGCCGTCACCTAGGCATGTTCAAAGATCGAGTCGAGCACTCCGGCCCCAACGGAGGCCCGATCCCGACGACGCCGACCGTTATTGAGTTGGTGGCCCCGAGTGTCGAAAGCAAGGATTGAGCTTCCGCCAAAGCTGATTCCGGTATTCAGCGGCACCGCCCGGTACCGTGGAGCACATGGTGGTCGGGGTTCGGCGAAGACGCGGTCCTTCGCCAAAATGACGGCCATCCGCGGCTACATGTTCGCCGAGGCGGGAATCAGCGGCATGCTGCTGGGCGCGCGCGAGTACATGAATTCGCTCGACGAATCGTCGATGGAGGAAATCAAGGCTGCTATCCGCTCCGAGCCGTGGCTGGATGCCTACTACGACATCGGCGACAAGTACATCCGGACCAAGAACCGGCGCGTGTGGTACGGCTTCGCCGGTCTGCGCCACAACCTGGACAGCATCAAGTCCAAAGCCCGGATCCTGATCGCCTGGATCGACGAAGGCGAGAACGTCAGCGAAACAGCGTTCATCAAGCTGTTCCCCACGGTGCGCGAGGAAGGCCCAGGCTGGAATTCCGAAATCTGGGTCACCTGGAACCCTGAGAAGGACGGCAGCCCAATCGACGAGCGGTTCCGGAAAAATCCCCCGCCCGGCGCCAAGATCGTCGAAATGAACTACGCGGACAACCCCTGGTTTCCACAGGTCCTGGACGAAGAACGCCGCGCCGACCGGGAACGCATGGACGACCAGACCTACGCCTGGGTGTGGGACGGTGCCTACCGCGAGAACAGCGAGGCCCAGATCCTGGCCGGCAAGTACCGAGTGACCGAGTTCCAGCCGGGGCCGGGCTGGGATGGTCCGTACTTCGGCATTGACTGGGGCTTCTCGCAGGATCCGACGGCAGGCGTCAAGTGCTGGATCCACGACGACAGGCTGTGGATCGAGTACGAGGCGGGCAAGGTCGGCCTCGAAAACGACGATATCGCCCAGTACATGATCGACCGGCTGCCCGGCATCGAACTGCACGCGGTGCGCGCCGATTCGGCCCGGCCGGAAACGATCAGCCACGTGAAGAGCAAGGGCAAGGAGGGGAGGCGCGCCAACCTGCCCCGCATCGAGGGCGCGGAGAAATGGCAGGGCAGCGTCGAGGATGGCATCGCCCACCTGCGCTCGTACAAGGAAATCATCCTGCACCCGCGGTGCACGAAGACCCTGCGCGAGGCGCGGCTCTACAGCTACAAGGTCGACCGGCAGAGCAACGACGTGCTGACCGACATCATCGACAAGCACAACCACTTCTGGGATGCCACGCGCTACGCGCTGGCCCCGGTCATCAAACGCAGCGGCTCGATGGGTCTGCTGCTGCCGAAACGATTGCAGGGCAGGTAACGGAATGGCGATCTTCAAACTGGCGGCGCTGGACGGCACCGTGTCGATGGTCGTCCGCGCGCGCTGCATTAGCTGTGCCCGGGCCGTTGCGGTCGAACACGCCGGGCCCGAAGGTACGCGGGTCTGGCGCGATTCCAGCCTATCCAGCGTCGAGCTGGTGCGCGAAACGGATAAGACGGCCCTGATTCTCAGGGCGGAGTGGATATGACGGACAACCTTCAACTGGCGGTCAACCAAGCACTGGATGACCTCCGGATGGCGCGCGCCCGTATGGGGCTGCTCAATCCGGGCGGCCTGGGCCTCGACCAGAAACGCAACATGGCGTGGTGCGAGTACGGGTTTCCGGAAAGTGTCAGCTACGAAATGCTGTTCAACCTCTACAAGCGGGGCGGCATCGCCCATGGTGCGGTGAATAAGCTGGCCGGGCTGTGCTGGAAGACGTCGCCGGAAGTCATTCAGGGCGGTGAGGAAGAGCGCTCCGAGGACGAAACGGCCTGGGAGAAGTCGGTCTCGGCGACGCTGACCCCGTCGCTGTGGCGGCAGTTCGCGGACGCCGACCGCCGCCGGCTGGTGGGCCGCTATGCCGGCATCATTCTGCGCCTGCGCGACGGCCGGGAATGGGATCAGCCCATCCAAGTCCGCGACAAAGGCCTGGCTGGCATGATCGTGTCATGGGCCGGTGCGCTCACAGTGGCGGAATGGGATACCGACCTCAAGTCGGACGCCTACGGCATGCCCAAGATGTGGCAGTACGCTGAGACTGGTATTAGCGGCCAGCCAGCACGAAAAGTCCGGATCCACCCCGATCGCGTGTTCATCCTGGGCGACTACGCGAACGATGCCGTGGGCTTTCTGGAGCCCGCTTACAACGCCTTCGTCAGCCTTGAAAAGGTGGAGGGAGGATCCGGCGAAGCCTTCCTGAAGAATGCCGCGCGCCAGGTGTCGGTCAACTTCGACAAAGACGCCAATCTGATGTCCATTGCGGCATCCTACGGGGTCAAGATCGAAGATTTGCAGGAGAGGTTTAACGAGGCCGCCCGCGAGATCAATCGCGGCAACGACGCCATGCTGATCACCCAGGGCGCCTCCGTCGCGCCGCTGGTGTCGCAGGTGCCTGATCCTCAGCCCACCTACAACGTGAACCTGCAGACCGCCTGCGCGGCCATGGATATCCCGTCGAGGATCCTCATCGGCAACCAGTCGGGCGAGCGCGCCAGTACCGAAGACCAGCGGTATTTCAACGCCCGGTGCCAGGCGCGCCGAAATACGGAGCTGTCTTTCGAGATCCACGCCTTCGTCGCGCACCTGATCCGTATCGGGGTGCTGAAGGCCCAGACCGAATACTCGGTGATCTGGGACGACCTGAACGAGGCCACGCCGGCCGACAAGCTGGCCAGCGCCAAGCTGATGAGCGACGTCAACACGGCGGCAATGGGTACCGGCGAGCAGGTATTCGACACGAACGAGATCCGCACGGCCGCCGGCTTCGAGCCGCGCGACGAGGCCGAGCCGCTCCCTGACGATGATGAGGACGAGGATGGCCCGGGCGCCAATCCTGCCGACGAACCAGGCCGATCCGACCGGGGTTGACCGGCTGGAGCGCGGCGCGATCCGCGAACTGGCGCGCCGGGTGGCGCAGGTCCGCAGGGCATATGTCGGGGCCATCGACCGGTTCCAGCCCGAGCTGGCGGTCAACAAGCGCTACACCTTCCGGCTGGATCCGGCCGTCCTGGCCAGGGTCTACGACGATCTGGACCGGCTGACGGACTCGGTCTTCCTGGAAGGCGGCCAGCAGCAGCTCTGGTTCTTCGACAGCTACGTTGGCGTGGCGTACCTGCGCGGCACCGCCCAGGAATTTGCCAACCTCGCACAGCAGTCGCCGGCGTACCAGGCCGGCCGCCAGGACCTGGCCAACCTGCTGCGCAGCCGCCCCTACCAGGATCGGATTGCGCTCATCCGGGCGCGCGAATTCGAGGAGATGAAGGGACTTTCCGGCCAGATGAAGGCCGATATGGGGCGGCTGCTGTCGGACGGCATGGCCCGCGGCTTGAATCCGCGGGAGATCGCTAGGAACCTGACGGAACAGGCAGGCATCGAGGAGCGGCGGGCGAAGCGCATCGCTCGGACCGAGATCACGACCGCACTGCGCCGGGCCCGGATGGACGAGGCAGACGACGCCGCCGACACCTACGGCACGCAGGCGAAGCAGATGCACATGTCGGCGCTCAGCCCGACCACGCGGGCCCACCACGCCAGACGGCACGCCAAGCTGTTTACGACGGACCAGCAGCGCGCCTGGTGGGCCAAGGATGGGAATTCGATCAACTGCAAATGCAGCACGGTCACCGTGCTGGTGGACGACCATGGCAAGCCCCTGGTGCCCGGCATCGTGGAGCGGGCTCGCAAGAACTACCAGGTCATGAAATCCAAGGGCAAGGGCGCCTGGACGGAGAAATGATGAAGATCAAACGCATACTGCTGGCCCTGGGCCTTGCGCTGCCCGGGTACGGGCACGGGGCCGTCGTGCTGCAGGTGAACTCGGGCGGCGCGGCCGATCGCATGCACGTCAACGTCACCACGCAGGTGAACGCCAAGGCAATCCGGCGCGAAACCTACAACGGCCGCGAGCACTGGGTGGTGCCCAGCTACACGCTGCCGGCCGACGTGGTGATGAACGGCGGCCTGTATCCGGCCGGTGAGATCGACGCCCACTACCAGAAGCTCGAGGGCACGCTGGCGCCGCTGGGCCATCCCCAGGTCGACGGCAAGTTCGTGTCTGCGTTCAGCCCGGAGGGGATCAACGTCGGCCACGTCGGCGCCTGGAACCGCAACGTCAAGAAATCTCGCAACCGCATCTATGTCGAAAAGTGGATCGACATCGAGGTCGCGGGGCAGAGCGAGGGCGGCAAACGGCTGCTCGAACGCCTGGAGGCCCTGGAACGGGGCGACGACGTGCCGCCGATCCATACAAGCGTGGCGGTGCTGCTGGAACGCATCGCCGCCGTTCACAACGCCGGCAGCTACGACTGGGTCGCCAAGATCCACGGCATGGACCACGACGCCATTCTGCTGGACCAGGTTGGCGCGGCCACGCCGGAGCAGGGCGTGGGCTTGATGGTCAACGCTGACCTGGCGGTGCCGCTGGCCGCGAATGCCGGCGTGCTGGTGGGCGAATCCTTCCGCGAGAAGGAAGCCCGCATCCAGGCGGCCGCCAAGGCGCGCTTTGCGCCGGGCCCGGACGAATACGTCTGGGTGGCGGATTTCACCGACAGCCAGGTCGTGATCGTCAAGAACGGCGGCGCGGCCGAGGCCTACGGCTACTCGTCCGAGGGCGGAAAGATCGTCTTCGACGACACGGGCAGCCCGGTAGTGCGCCAGGAATCCTGGGTCGCCGCTGCATTCAATTCCCTGAAACGAGCTTTCAACCAGCAGGCCCGGCCTGCGCAAACCAAGGAGGGCGATATGCCTCTCACCGCTGAAGAAAAGGCCGAGCTGACCACCGACATCAGCAAAGCCATCACCGCAAACATTGGCCAGGTCGTTGCCGAAGCCATGAAGCCGGTCTCGGCCGCCGTGGAAACGCTGCAGGCGAACCACAAGGCCCTGACCGACACGCTGACGGCCAACGCGCGCGCCGCGGAAGCCGACAAGCGCAAGGCCGTGGCCGCCAAGCACGGCGAGGTCGTGGCGAACGCGCTGTCCGGCGAGGCGCTGGAAGCCATGTTCAAGTCGCTGGGCGACGCCGCGACGCTGGCCGGCAACTCCGGCCAGGGCCAGGACGCCGGCCTGACCGCGGACGTGTCCAACCTGCCGAAGGAGTAAGCCATGAGCCGCTACCGCCGCGTCAATATCGACGGCCAGTCGCTGTACAAGACCGAAACCCGCCTCTCCGCGGCCGCGCTGCTGCCCGGCACCTTCGCCGTGATCAACGGCGACGACAAGTTCGCGCAGGCCGCGGAAACGGTCGGGCGTCTGTACGTCATCGACTGCGCCTACCACCAAGGCCTGGGCATCCGCGACGCCGTTCCCGCCAGCAATTCCGCCGTCGGCAACTACGTCGAGGAAGGCCGCGAGCTGGCCATTCTGTGCCCGGCCGGCACCTATGCCAAGGACACGCCCATCAAGCTGGGCGCCAATGGCCAGGGCGCCATTGCCACGGACGACACCGACACCGTGCTGGGCTATAGCCAGGACGACGCCGTCATCGCCGCCAGCACCACCGACTTCATCCGCGTGCGCTTCCGCGTCGGCACCGTCGCCGCGGCCGCCGGCGAGCCTTAATCCGAGGAGAAGGCAACATGTATCTGACTCAATCCGCAATCGCCGCGCATCCGCGCCTGATGGGCCACTATCAGGAGCTGCAGGCCAATCGCAACATTTGGAACCGCCAGAATGACGCCATGCTGGCGGCCAATCGGGCGTCCATGACACCGGAGATGCTGGCCGCCAACGCGTTGGCTGGTCTGGGTCGCGACTTTTGGCAGGAAGTAGACCGCCAGGTCATCACCTTCCGCGACCAGGAAACCGGCATGGAGATCGTCAACGACCTGCTGGGCGTGCAAACCGTTCTGCCCATCGGCAAGACCGTCAAGCTGTACAACGTCTCCGGCGACATCGCCGACGACGTGTCGATCAGCATGGACGGCCAGCCGCCGTACTCTTTCGATCACACCGAGTACGACTCGGACGGCGACCCGATCCCCGTGTTCACGGCCGGTTATGGCGTGAACTGGCGCCATGCCGCCGGCCTGTCCACGGTGGGCATCGATTTGGTGCTGGACTCGCAGGCCGTCAAACTGCGCAAGTACAACAAGTTCCTGGTGAGCTACGTGCTCAGCGGCAGCGAAAAGATCGTGGTGGATGGCAAGCCTGGCCAGGGCATCAAGAACCACCGCAACACGATCAAGCTGAACCTGGGGTCGGGTGCCGGAGGCGCGAACATCGATCTGACCAGCGCCAGCCAGGCCGACATTGCGGCATTCTTCACCAGCGGCGCCTTTGGCCAGGCGGCCCGAGACAACTTCGTCGAAGCCTACGACGTGATGTGGGTGTCGCCGCAGATCTGGGCGAACCTGATGAAGCCGGCCACGGTCACTATCGGCGGCAACACTCTCCTGTCGGGTGGCACGGTACTGAGCGTGATCCAGGGCTTTGTGCCGGCGCGCTCGATTCGTCAAACCTTCGCGCTGTCCGGCAACGAGTTCATCGCCTACCAACGCCGTCAGGACGTCATCTCGCCCTTGGTCGGCATGGCGACCGGTGTTGTGCCGCTGCAGCGTCCGATGCCGCAGTCCAACTACAACTTCCAGATCATGGGAGCGATGGGCCTGCAGGTCAAACGCGATGGTGAAGGCAAGAGCGGCGTCATCTATGGCGCCAACCTGGCGTAAGGAGCCGGCATGCCTAAGTACGAAGTGATTCGCCCCTGGAACGGCGTCAAGGCGGGCGACGTGCTCGAACTGAGCGACGTGCATCCGGCGCTGAAGGCCAACGTGCGCCAGTTGGGCGGCGAGGCGGCCGAGCTTGTCCCCGCAACGCCCGACGCACCGACGCCTCGACGTGGGCGCCCTCCGAAAGCTGAAGATCGCGCCGAGTAAGCCGCCCGAGGGCGGCTTTTCCTTGTGGCCTCGCCCAGCGCGGGGCCATCTTCATTCTGAGATCTGGACATGGTGACGGTTGAACAAGCGCAGAAATACCTGGAAGGCCAGGGAATCGTCCTGCCGGATTTCGTGCTGGTCGCTCTGGTGGAGCAGGCCAACAGCATCCAGGCGTGCCTGGACGAGCACTACGCGCCGGCGACGGCGCTGCTGATCCAGCTCTATGTCCTGGCCTTGATGGGCCTGGGCCAGGGCGACCGGTACATCAGCAGCCAGACTGCGCCCAGCGGCGCGTCACGGTCGTTCCGGTACCAGGGCTTTGCCGACCGCTGGCGCGGCGCGCTGGCGCTGCTGCGCGGGCTGGATACCTTCGGCTGTGCCGACGGCATCATCCCGCCGGACCCGACCCAGACGGCGCATGCCGGCATCTGGGTGGCGAAGGGCGGCTGCATGGGTGGTGACCGCTGATGTCGGCGACCGCCAACTGGAGCTACACGAACGTCGCCACGGTGCGGCCGTTCCTGTCCTTGGATCAGTGGACCGGCCAGGCCGTCTACGGCGAACCCTATGAGATCGCCTGCACCTGGACGGCCGACAACAGCCAGGAGCGGATGGCCGGCGGCCAGGGAGGCTCCCAGGGAGCCGAGTTCATCGCCAAGCACACCATCTTCACCGAAGACCGGCGCCCCAAGTATCTCGATCTGATCATGTTCGATGGGTCGGATGGCTGGGAAGAAATCCGCGCCGTGACGACCTGGGATATGTCGCCGTTCGGCGAAGAGCCCGATTTCAAGCTGGTGACCTGATGAATGCGAAAGACATTATCCAGGCCGCATATCAGCGGCTCGCCGACGAACACGACGAGGATCCGCGCAGTCCGCTGATGCGTGGCCTGTCGGCGCTGCTGAGCGCCGACGTCGACGTGCCCACGGGAGAAATCGAGCTGACCGCGACCGTGCAGCCCGGCGGGGTATTCGCCGTAGTAGATCAGCATGGCCGTCCGGTGAAGGGCGTCAAGTCCGTCGCGGTGTTCCGCGACCAGGCCGGCCAGCCCGTGTTGCAGGTGAACCTCTGATGCCGGCCAAGGGCATCGAGCGCGTGCGGCGCGGATACCGCGTGGCGGTGGCTGAAATCGCCGGCGGCACGACTGAGCAGGCCGTGTACGAGATCCTCAGCCAGGTCGGCGCCATGGCGAACCTGATGGCGCCCATGGACACCTCGACGCTGGTCAACAGCCAGTACGCGCCGCAGATCGAGCAGCGGGACGGCAAGACCACGGGAAGCATCGGGTACACGGCCGAGTATGCCGCTGCCGTGCATGACGCGCCGGGCACGCTGCGCGGGATGCCGCGCGACCCGAACGATCCGAGCCGCGGCGACTTCTGGGATCCGAACGCGGAGCCGGGTTTTCTGACGAAGGGCGGCGATCAGGTCCAGCCCGCGGTACCGGCCATTCTGAAACGCCACTACCAGGTCTGACCATGTTCGAACAGTTCAAGGACTGGGTGGCGCTGACCATCCCGTCATCTCTCTACACGTACAGCCGCGGCATGTGGCAGGACAGCCCCGCCGCGGCCGAAGGCTGGTTCTGCGCACTCTTGCAGATGGGCGGTCCGGCGCCGGACGTCGATGACCGCCGCCCGCGCTACCGCGTGCTGCTCCTGGGCCCTCGCAATGGTCGCCAGCACGCGGGCGAGATCCAGGCCCATGCCGAGGCTCTCGTCCAGGCCGCTATGGGCGATGTCGTGCCCTGCGGCGCCGCTTCCGTGCGCGCTATCGGGGAGCCGGTAGGGCCCGGATACACCACCGAGAACCGCCCCTGGTACTCGGTTGATTTTCAAGTCCTTTTTTGAACAGGAGGCCATGCGATGGCTTGCGAAAAACAGAAGTACGTCGGCCGGGACGTGGTCCTGGAGTATTTCATCGGCTGCGGCGACCAACTGCCGAACCCCGCCGACTGGAAGCGCCTGGGCTCCATGCGCACCAAGGAATTCACCCTCGAATGGGAAACCGCCGATGCTACGGCCGACGATTCCATCGGCGCGCTGCGCGAGAACCTGGCCACGTTCCAGTCCCTGAGCGTCTCGGGCGACGGCACCCTGAAGGCATCGGGCGGCGGTTCGGCGAATCTGATCGAGGTCACCAAGCACGTGGCGAATCCCGTGGCGACCAGCGGTCAGCCGGTGGCCTGGATCCGCCTGACGTTCCCCGACCTGACCTTCATGGCGTTCATGATCCTCACGAACATGAGCCGGTCGGCGCCGCATGACGATGTGGCGTCCTACTCGTTCGAGGCCCAGGCGACCGCCTCGGACTTTGGTCTCATCGTGGAAGACACGCCGGATCCGGATGCCCCGGAGGTGGCGACCGTCACGGTGAGCCCCGATACGGCGTCCATCGTGGTGGGCGGCACGCAGCAGCTCACTGTAGTGGTGGCGCCGTCCGGCGCGCCGCAGGGTGTGGTCTGGCAGTCCTCGGACACGAACGTCGCCACGGTGAGCCAGAACGGCCTGGTGACGGCGCTGGTCGCGGGGGAGGCCGATATCACGGTCACCAGCACCGTCGACGGCACGAAGTCGGATATCGCCGCGATCACCGTCACGTCGGCGTAAATGATCCTCACCGAGGTTGGGGAGGTCGGCGTGCACGCGGGCGAGGCGCTGTATGTGCTTCGCCCGTCGCTTTATGCGATGTCCCGCATCGGCTCGCCAGCGGAGATCGTCGCTGTCTACGCCGCGGTCATGGCCGACGCGCCGGCCATCATCGACGCGCTGGGCGTGGTGTACGCGTGCTGCGACGACGACCTGTCCGACATCTTCGGCCATGTCGAAGCCGCGGCGGACGGCGGCCGCCTGACCTACGTGCCAGGCCGCGCGCCCGTCGAGCACGTCGTGCACATCGCTCGCTGCCTGCTGAGGCATGGGGTCACCGGTGCGCTGCCGGAGCTCCCGCGGCGCCCGGATGACGAGCCGGAATACATCAAGGAATTCGACGCCCGCGCCCACGTCGCCCTGGCGATGGCCCACTTGGGCATGTCGGAGCGCGAGGCATGGAACACCACAATGACCGCGCTCGTCGGCGCGCTGCGCGCCAAGTTCCCCAGGCCGGAGAGCAATGCGCCTGGCGCGAGGGCGCCGACGAAGGAAGAGCACGAGGCCACAATGGCCTGGTTCGACCGGGTCGAAGCGGCCCGGAATAAGAAACAAGGATCCCGCTGATGGCGACTGGTCTGAACGTCGGCACCATCTACTACGAGGTCGAATCCGACACCTCCAAGCTGGTCAACAGCTCGGGCGAAGTCGATTCATCCCTCGATAGGATGAACCGCCAGTTTTCCCGCACGGACAAGGCGGCGAATTCGGCGCAGTTCCAGATGACGAAGACGGCGGCGGCCGTCAAGGGCCTAGGGCGCGAAAGCGACGCGGCCACGGCCGCCATGCGCGGCCTGAGCGGCGTGATCGCCGGCCTGGTGACGCTGCAGGGCGCCCGGGGCCTGATCGAGATGGCCGAGGCGTACAACGAAATGGCCGAGCGCGTGCGCATGGCCACGAGCAGCCAACAGGAATATGAGCTGGTCCAGCAACGCCTGCTGAACACCGCCAACAAGACCTACCGGTCGCTGGCCGAGGCGCAGGAAGTCTATATTCGCACCGCCGACACCCTGCGCTCGATGGGCTACACCACGGCGGAAGCCCTAGACATCACGGACAGCCTGAGCTATTCGTTCGTCAAGAACGCGACCAGCGTGGATCGGGCGAATTCGGCCATCGGGGCCTTCACGAAGGCCGCCAACAAGGGCAAGGTGGAGGCCGACGCCTGGGAATCGATCCTTGCCGCGGTGCCCTCGGTCATCAACGATATCGCCACCGCCAGCGGCAAGACCGCGGCGGAAATCCGGCAGATGGGTGTGTCCGGCGAGATCTCTGCCAGGATGCTCAACGAGGGCCTGCGCCAGTCTCTGGAATCCAACCGCGCGGCGGCCGATGGCATGGCGACGACGCTGAAGGATGCCTTCACGGCGCTGCGCAACAACCTGTCGGCCTATGTGGGCGAGGCAAACCAGGCCAGCGGCGCGACCGGCGTGCTTTCTTCCGCCGTGCTGGCGCTGGGCAACAACCTCGACACCATCGTGAAACTGCTGATGGCGGCCGGGGCTGGCGCCCTGGCAAAGTACGTCGCGCAGCTCACGGCGTCGGCGCTGGCCCAGGCGAAGGCGGCGCTGGCGGCTCGCGCCCATGCCGCCGAAGAGCTCCGCGCCGCGCAGGCCCAGGAGCGGGCTGCCGCCGCCGCCGCCGGCCAGGCTGCGGCGAATCTGCGGCTGGGCGGATCCCACGCCGAAGCGGCGGCTGCCGCACGTGCGCATCGCGTCGCTACGGACGCGCTGAATGCGGCGCAGGCACGCTCGGCCGGCGTGGGCGCCACACTGCTGGGCATCCTTGGCGGGCCGGCCGGGATCGTGGCGTTGGTGGCGTCGGCGGCGGCCGGCTTTCTGCTCTTCGGCACGAATGTGGGCACCGCCCGCCGCAGCACGCTCGATCTCGGTGTTTCTCTGGACGAGCTGATCAAGAAGTTCCGGGAGTTGGGCGAGCTTCAGCGGGCGAAGGAGCTCAGCACACTCGGCGATCTGATGGCCGAGCAAACGCGCAAGGCCAGCATGGCGGTCAGCGAGTTCGCAGATGACCTGCAGCCCTCGCTCGAAAAGGGTGCCCGCGGGGCGGCGCAATTCCGGGCGCAGTTCCGCTCGGAGTTGCAGGGGCTGGTCAGCGACACCTCGCTGTCCGCTTCCGAACTGGAAGCTGCGGTAAGCGCGCTGATCGACCGCTGGGCCGAGCAGCACGGATGGACCGCGCAGACGGTGTTGCAGTACAAGGCCGCCGCGGCCGAGATGGTCACGACCCAGGCGGCGGCCAACAATACCTCGCAGAAGATCGCTGCGCTACGTGTGGAGCAAGAGCGCCTGGCCGGCGCCACCAGCGCGGCCGCCGCGGCGCAGCGCGACCTGAACAGCGCCTTCGATGACGCGCAGACCGACGACTACCTCAAGAAACTGAAGGATCGAAAGGCCGCGATCGAGGACGGCAACAGCGCGGTCAAAGCGGCGGAGCGCTATATCAAGTCGCTCAACAATGTCTCCCCGGAGCGTATTGAGGCCATTCGCGCCGAGGCGAAAGCCGTTGACGCGGCAACGGCTGCTCAGTCGCGGTACAAGGCCGGCGCATCCTCCTCCACCAAGGCTGCGAACGAGCAGAAGACGGCCGAAGAACAGAACCAGAAGGCTATTGCGGGCCTGGCCGAACAACTGTACCTGGCAGGCCTCAATGGCGAGGCACTCGCCGTGGCCAAGGCCAAGGCGAGCCTGAACGCCTTCGCTACTCCCGAAGAAATTGCGAATCTGGAAGGATTGGCCCGTGCACTATATGAGGTGCAGCAGGCGCAATCCCAGCGACAGGTGTTTGGCGCCACTGCGGCTGATGCGAACCAGTACATCATGGGGAACGTGTCGCCGCTGTCCGGTGGAGCGTTCGACGATCAGGTCGCTCGCTATGAAGCCGAGGCGCAGGCCGAGGAAAAGCGGTACGCGGACCAGTTGGCGCGCCTGCAGAAGGCACGGGAACTTCAGATCGAGACCGGCAAGTCCTATGACCAGATCGAGGAAGATGCGGCGCGTCAGCACGCGGATCGGATGAACCAGATCGAGCAGGCCAAGTACCAGGTGATGCTGGGGTCGGCCGCTGATGGACTGGGAGCGATTGCAGATCTCATGCGGGAGTCGAAGGGGGAGCAGTCCGGCGCCTACAAGGCGATGTTTGCGGTGAGCAAGGCGTTTGCGATAGCGCAGGCCGCGCTCAACCTTGGCACAGCGATGGGCAATGCGTGGCAACTGCCGTGGCCAGCGAACATCGCGGCTGCGGCGACGGCCGCCGCCAGCATGGCTACCATCATCGCTGGAATTCAATCGGTTTCCATGGCGAGCGGTCGGCAGTATGGCGGCCCGGTGGCACCCGGCCAGATGCACCGCATCAATGAGAATGGACAGCCCGAAATCCTGAACACCGCGAGCGGCCGCCAGTACCTGCTACCGAACACGCGCGGCGAGGTGGTCAGCAACAAGGATGCCTCGGGAGGCGGCCAAGCGCAGGCGCCACGTGTCACGGTGATCGTCAACAACGCCCCGCCTGGGACGCAGGTGGAGCAGAACCGCGTAAGC